GTAGTCTTCCCTCACCGGATCACCCTCGTTCCGCCGGTGCCGGGCGCAAGTAGCGAAACCATATAAGCATCCGCTACAGGGTATGAGCGAAACGAGTTAATTCGTCCGCTGCCCATGACCTTGAATTCTTTCTCGATCGGGCCGATAACCTTCTTGGTGACCACAGTAGCGACGCCGTTAGCGTCCACCGTCGGGTCGGGCAGTAGCGGTCCGTCATTAGCGCGCAGCGCATATTCGGCGGTCGCTTTCTGCAACGCAAGAGGGACGACCGTATGGAGATGCGGGTCCGCATAGTAGCGGGGCCAGGAAAGCGCCTGGCTGATCAGAACCATGTCGCCCATGAACCGACGGGCATACACAAGTTCGATATAATCGGTAGCGCGGATCAGGAGTTTCTCCTTGTCCGCAGGGCCAGCGATCGCAGCCCAAACCTCGTTGCCGCGTTCCTCGAAATAAGCATCTGCAAATTCGACGGAAGCGTAGCTGTTGGCGCCTGCGACCCCTGTCCCGTCTTCAACTACGAAAGCCATGCCCTATACCTCGGGTTCGGGCTCTGACTCTTCTTGCTGCTGGGCAGCTTGACGAGCTCGGCGCCGCTTCCTCGCATAGTAGAGAGCGGTCTGCATCCCTTGAGTGAATGCTTTCGGGCGTGCAGACCGCTCTGCCACTGTTTAGACTCGCGACGGACGCTGACCGCCCCGACCAGTCTTGCGAGACATGGCCTGGTCGATCGGCGACTTCTGCACGCCCTTGAGAACGTCGGCGAGGTTGACACCAGCATCCTTGAGAGCCTGCTGGCGCTGACCGCGTTCGTCGAGCTGCTTCTTGCGCGACTCGAGGTAGTTCTTCACCGTTCGAGTGCTGCCGTCCGTGGGCCGCAGCTGAGCGATCTTGGTGCGGATAACATCCGCATCCTGCTCAGCCTCGCGCCACTCCTTGTTGGCCTCGTCGGCCTTCATGCGGAGCTGTACGATGTTCTTTTCCCGCGAACGAAGTTCCTCTTCCAGCGACGCGACCTCATCGGCACGATCGTTGGCGCTTGCCACTTCGGACTGTTCGGCTTCGCCATTTCCGGCAGGGCCACCCGCTCCGCTCTCGGAAGTGTCATCGTCTTCCGTGGCCCCCGCTTCGCGAGAGGAAGCGATCTCCGAACCGGACTGCGACCGCGGAGCGTGCGCAGGGTTGAAGGGGGCAGCGTGGAGGTTGAAGTCGCCCTCCGACACGGTCGTCGGAATGCCCGACGGCTTGTCGTTGACGTCGACGTTGTCCCCATCGTTGCCGGGCGTAACCACCTCGGCACGGTCGATCGGATCGTAGGTAACAGGCGGGATGCGAACACCCGACACGTCACCTTCCGCATTCAGACCCGGCAGGTCGTCAGTGACGGAGGGATCGATCTTCTGCGCACGGCCGTTGGCATCAGCACGCGGATCGTTGACAGTCTTCTGGCCCTCGGGGCTATCGACCGGAACAGGACGGTCGGTCCCGCTCTTGACGACATTCTCCCAAGGCTTTGAAGCCTGTTCGACCGCCGCAACGTCCTCGCCCTGCGTTGCATCCACAGCACGCGGGTTCTCCGCGGTGGACGCAGCCTGGCGCCCGTCATCGATGCGCTCGCTACCCTGCGAGATATCGGTGTCGGGGAGACGGGCGTCCTGATTGACAGTGCGTCCATCTTCGTCGGTCGTGGTGCCGGTTGGCGCGTCGGCGCTGGGCTCTTCCGAGCCGTCCGCCTTCGTGCTTGTGCCGGGAACGTCCAGCTTGCCTTCCGCATCGGTGCCGGCCTTGACGTCCTTCTTGGACCCGTCGGCCTGCTTGCTACCAGTGGTCATAAAGAACCCCGGCGCGGTATCGCGGGTGAAGCCTTCGGCAGCACCATCGATATCGTCACGCGATACGGATTCACCGTGTAGTTCGGAAACCGCAGCGACCGCAGGCTTCTTGTCGGAAGTCCAGTGGTCGTCGTTCTTCGGATCGAGCTTCTTGAGCGCGTCCGTGATATTCTTCTCAGCCATCGAATTCTACTCCTGTTGGCGATCAAGCGGTTGAGGGACGCCCGAAAGCGCCCCTCTCCCTGCTTAGAACTCGCGGGTGACCAGGCGGGCGATCCGGATGGCCTTGCGATCGGTCCAGACGCGCGACCAGGAGTCGGCGTGGGCCAGGTTGTTCGCCGTGGTGGCGTTGCTCGGACCACCCTTCGGGGGCGTTCCAGCGTAGGCGTAGCCGGCGGGGGCAATGACCCATTCGACGCGGTTGTGCAGCACGTCCTGGCCGCCACCGTTACCAGCCGCAGGCTTGCGATCGGTTTCGGTCGGGACCTTGGGCGAACCAGCACCCCACCGAACGGCGCCACGACCGAACAGCCAAGTGTCGAACACGCCTCCGGTATGCGGAAGACCGTCGTCCACGACCACGGTGCGGCCGAGGAAGGTCGGAATGCCGGCAGCGGCCGGGTTGATCGCATCCGGAATGAAGTCGATCAGGTTGTTCTTCAGCGCGCGGCTGTAGACGACCGAGTGCATCAGAACGAGCGTGAGCTCTTCCATGCTGTCGCCCATGGTCGTGGTCGCGTCGATAAACGCTTCCGCGCTGAAGTTGGTCGTGCCGTCCGCGAACACGCCGCCGTTGAGAACCGACAGATCGTGCGTCATGTCGTCTTCGACGTGCGTATCGTTACCCGCCGGAGCCGCAGCGTTGTCAGCGAAGACGCCGTTCATCGTGGCGACGAACGCAGCCTGCTGGCGACGGACCCAATAGTCGGAAACGCGATTGGCGATTGCATCCATGGGATCGACGCCGATCAGGTCGGCGGTGAGGTCCATGGAGCTCCAGGAGTTGTTGCGCGACAGGCGAACCTGGATTTCGGTCGCTGCACCGATCTTGTTCGGAGTCGAGCTGACGTCGGGATCGTCCGTGGAGACGTTCTCGGCATCGTCATCGAGATCCTTGAAGGACGGTTCGTTGAAGGTAAGGCCGCCGCCGTCGAGGTTGTTCGACAGCGTTTCATCGGCGACCATTGCACCCGAACGGAGCAAACGCGACTTGGTCTGCGTCAGCTGCTGAGTGTAAGGCGAAAAGACCGACGGTTCGATGACGTCGGAAAGACGAGTAACTCCGGAAGCCATGGGGTAGGTCCCCTCCTGCTAAGTTGGTGGAAAGCGACCCCGTCCCATGGACCCGAGTCTGAAAGCTGGCCCATGGCCCCGCTCGGGTAGGAGCGTTACCATGAGGCCAGCAACAGTGTCAACGATTATTTTTTCGGCTGAGGCTTTTGACCGCCAACGGTCGTTCCGGCCGCTTTTGCGAGGGTTTCTGCCCGCTGAGGATTCTCGCGGTTGATCTTGCCCTGTTCGGTGAGGTTCCAGTTTTCTGCCGTCCACGGATTCTTGCCCGAACCGCCAGCGCCGCGCTGTCCACCAGCACCGCCGCCGCTTGATTCACCCCACCAGTGAGGCCGCTTCGTCTGGAGGTCTGCCAACCAGTCCTTCGGCTGCAAGCCTTCGCTGAACGACGTTCCCTGCTTGACCACAGCAACGCCGTCCTCGGTGAGTTCGAAAGTGCGGTCCGCAAGGAGCAGCGCGTCTTCGACCGCTTCATCGAGCAAGCCAGCGCTCTTGGCAGCTTCGCGGACCTGCCGGTGGATTTTGCGGACGTTCTCTTTCGTCTCAAATTCCTGGATCCTCTGTTCCGCTTGGCCGACCTGTTGCTTGAGCGTATCGCGTTCGCGTTCGACTGGCGCCACGAGTTGCTTGGCCCGTGCTTCCGCAAGCTGCTTGATCTTGTCCTCGTCAAGCTTGCCTTCCGCGGCAGCTTCGAGCTCGGGGATGCGGTCGAGCAGGGTGACAACGTCCTCAACCTTGCGGTCGCCGAGCATCGCCAGCTTGGCTTTGAAGCCTTGGGCCTCTTGCCGTGCAGCGTTCAGCGACTGCTGAACCTTGGCGACGTCATCCGCCGTCTTCATGCCCTCGACCTGGATGTGGAACTTCCCATCCTTTTCGACGTATTCCTTCGCTACGTCATCCGGCAGCCCCTCCAGGCTGTCGAGCACCATCTTGAACGCCATTGTTACTTCTCCTATGGTATGCCCCCTCGGGCGTTGGTGAACTTATTCGGTGTCAGCAGGGTTGCTAGGGTCTTTCGGAGCAGGGCCGGGGTTAAGCGGTCCTGGCTGCTTAGCACGCTTCTCTGCCAGCTCCCTCGCAAGTGCGGCCTCAGGACTTTCGAACGGATCTTCGCCCTTGACCTTTTCCTGCTCTGTCATGAAGTCGAACTGTGTGAGGTTGCCCTGCACCATCAAGCGGTGGATGCTCTCAAGCGACAGCGGGGCGCCTTGCGTCCGCTTGGCGGTCATAAGGTTGACCAAATCCTGCCCGCTCATCTGGTAGTCAGCAAACTCGAGGTTCGGCGTGACCTTTACCTTGCTCTCGTCTGCGCCCATCCAGCGAGCAGCCGTTTTCAACTGCATCTCAAGCGCCAGCGCACCTGTCTTCGCAATCTGGTTCAGGGTCGCCGTCTGCGCGCCAACGCGCGTCTTGAGTGCGGTGCCACTCTCTTTGTCGCCCTTGGCAGCATCGATAAGTTGGCCTGACCGAGACTCTGCTCTCTTTCGATCATTCTCTAGGGCGTAGCGCTGCTCGGTCAGGCCTTGGCTTTGGACACCGACGTATTTCGCGTCGCCGCCGGTCTCAAGTTCGATACGACTACCGGCGCCAGTGCGCAGTGGCTCTTCGGCAGTCGGTTGCGTCGGATCCTGGATCGGCTTTGCCCGTTCGCCGATAACGACCAGCGTGTCCTGGCCCTGCATGAACAGGTTCTGACGGTAGTCGGCTTCGCCACGATATATGGCAGCGCACAAGCGCGCAAGGCCAATCAACGGCGGTTCATCGCAGTCAGGGGTGATATCCCGCGAGTTGACAAACAAGAACGGAATGCTCTCCAACGTCTTACCGCGGAGCGTAGGCGTGCGCAACTGAGTAGGATCGTAGTTCGGAGTCCCGCCTTGGTCTTCATACACGCCACAGCGATAAACGCGCCCGTTCTCGGTGTCAAGGATAAGCACACGATACTTCGAAACAGTCACCCATTCGAATTCTTCGTTACGCTTCGCTCCCGACTCGTCGAGGACCACAAGGTTGAGCTCGGCACGCTCATCGCCGATCGTATCGTTGTCCCAGTTGCGCCCAGCTTCGGCAATATAGACTGCAATGAACGGAAGCGGGTTACGGGGATCGGGTTTGACCGGCAGATCGACTAGCAGCCCGAGCCTACCTGTGGTCAGCTGCTCCAAGTTGATTCGCTGAAGAAGTAGTTCGAGCGGCTCACCGAGTTCGGTTGCCTTCTCGCGCAACGGTTCCAGCTCCGGCGGCAGTTCGATCACTGCCGATTTGTTGTGCAGCATCCCCATGAAGATTTCAAGGGCATCGCTGATGTATTCAGGGAACACGGCTCGCAGCAGATAAGCCTGATATGCAGCCTCGCCGAGATTGGTTCGGTTCGAAGTCCCCGCGCCGTTACCAGCCGCCGGGTCGTAACTGCGCCCGCCAAACCCATCAAGGATCATCCCCTGCGTGGCAGGAAGATAGTCAGTTCGCTTGGCCTTGACTGCACGCTCGCCCTTCGCGAAATCGCGCAGCATAGCCCAATCAAGGGAATGAACAGCGTATTGCGGATGAACGGAGTCTAACGCCATGAACTTATCCTTGACTAGAAGTTGCCAGTGACCTTACCACTCTTTATAGCGGCTCGTCCAGCGGGCCAATGCACATCGACAAAATAACCTATCGCAGTCGTAATATGCTGATATTGATTCCGCTGGTCTTCTTGGAAGGTTGACCCCTCCTGCAATTGAACTGTCGCCAGACCCTTGTGGCTCCAAGGCGCTGTGATAGGGTTGACGAATAGTGAAGTCTCGCCCGCAGCATTGAGGATCTTGGCACGGACCGCATTCTGCCTATCCTTAATCGAAGGGTGCTGCGGACGCACACGCCTTTCGAACTTCCAGTTATGCTGCCGAAGCACATCTTCGATTTCATTGTAATCGGACTTATGACCGTGCTTCTCACCCGCACGACCGGCAGGGTCACCGTAGATATAGACGAGCTTGTTTTTGTGCTCCTTATACTTCTCCACGAATTCTTCAGCGGACTCGCGGCTGACAGCGCTCGTGAGCACAATCTCGTCAACGATATAAGGCTTGCCGTCCCTGACCACAGCAATGGCACTGCTCAACGGAGTGTAGTTCTGATCGTGCATCCAGAACAGAGCTTCGTGAGGCTTGACAACAGCATCAGTCCAGTTGCGGCCACCTACCTTTCCGTCGTAGTCTTCATAGATGCGACCAGTAGCGGTTTCGAAGCTCGCACGGTATTCTTGGTCGTATTGCTTTCTGGACATAGTCCTTTTCGCGGACGCAATAACGTCCTCGGGCAGGATTTCTTCTGAGGTCCAGTGGAAGTAGGCATAGTCGGGGTCTCCGCTAGTGCGAGCATACTCAGCCATGTCGTAATAGTGATTTAGACCATCGGGCACGCCAATGAACCAGCACCAGGCGCGATAATCGGGTCGCGTTGGATTGACTGTATTAAGCGCGGGCATGATATTTGCCTCTAGCGCTTCGGCCTTGATATCTGCAATTTCGTCAATGCCCCCGCCGGTCCATTCGATACCCTCAATCCGCTGAGGTTGGTCCAGCCCAAGGATATGGATCTCGGTGCCGTTGGGCATAAAGATCTTCAAGTCCGATTCGCTAGGCTTGCGCGAGTGCAGCACGCTCAGGGTCAACATCTTCATGTCGTCCCAAAAGATCTTCTTCGCTTGATTGTAGGTCGGTGCGCCTAGGAAGTAACGCTCGTTCGGGTTCTTCATCGCCTGCTTAGCAACGAAGCGCTTCAACCGCTCAGTCTTACCCGAACGGCGCCCAGCTGGCACAATGGGAAAGCGGACGCCGTTCGGGACTGCATCAAGGAGCCTGAGCTGCTCAGGATGGTCAATTAGCTTATACCATCGAGCCTGCTGCCGCTTAAGAAGGAGCTCGCTCATGCAGGGGCATTGTTAGCGAAGGTCTCCAAAGCCTCGATGAGCTTGGCAGTTTGGATCTCGTCCTTGCTGCCTTCCTTCTCGATGTAGCCTTGTGCCTCCATATACTTGGTCGTCGCTGACGCTCGCACTGCGGGCGAACCGTTAAGCGCTAGCCAGCGCAGGTTCTCCAGCATCGCCCGCTTGTCTTCTTCGGGGTCCGGAATCGCAGAGCGAGTCATGTGATCGATCTTGCGCAGAACGTAGCCGTCGCTCATGAAGATCTTGGCCTGGTCGATCGCAAACGCCGCAAGGAAGCCCATCCGGATGCACGCACGGTAGGCGTCAAAATCCTTCACGTATTCGTTCACAAAGAAGTCGCGCACAGCGATCTCACGCTCGGTGAGCGGCTGCTCGGTGCGCTGAGGATCGAGACTAGGATCGAGTGCCATAATCGGTGGGCCTTCCCCGAAGTGAACTACTGTTCGACTGTGAGCATACAGTTACGAATCGGTCTTTGCAAGCAGCTTCGTTATCTCCTAATTACGATGCGTCATAATGTGGATATCCGTGTTCCTCTGGAGAGCGGCAGTATTCTCTCTAAGCGCTCGAGTTTTATCTTCAAGCGCTGCTGTGTTTTCTTTTAGCTGCTGGCTTAACATGTGAATACTTGCGTTTTCAATTAACGACGCGCCAACGATCGAAGTGATTTCAGATTTGCCTTCTTCTACCTTTTTCTTTCCTTTTTGCGCCCCTTTTAATGTTAGATATAAAGTTCCTGCGAGAGTAGCAATAGCTGCGGCGACAGTTTGCCAATCCACACTAGCCAGCGGTGATACTACGGACATTGGCTCCTGCCCTTTGTGATTGATCAGGAGTTGGGAAAGGCTGCATCTTTTTGATACGACGCTGAGTCTCAGCTTCGATAAAATCCGTTGCAGAACGATAAGCTGAATACATATCCGCAAGAATATGCCAGCCATAAATAATAACGCCAGTGTTCCAATGATTACTGCTGGCAAAAGCAGCAGTAATGCTAAACCACATGAATATGCTAATCATTGTGGTTAACCATCTTACCGCAGGCGTGCGATACCATAAGCCATTCACGAATAAAGCACAAAGGCGAATAGTTCCTGCCAGTAACGCAACTAATCCCCAAACGTGCTGCGGAGCGAAATCCAATAACGCATGAGCAGGAGCAGAGTTAGCAAAAACTCCCGGAACTGCTGTAACGAACAATCCCCAGGAAGCCATGGCTCCTGCGCTCCACCATTCAATTGCTCTTAGCTGGAAGTGGCGCCTCATCTCCACAATAATCATCTCGTTTTCCACTCTTTTTGCCTCGTTTGTCTACTGAGATTTTGCAAGCTCAGCTTCGTAAGTCCGGCGCCACTGCATATTCGTTTGGCAAGTAAATAGCTTGCCTTCGATACGCATAATATAAGCGGCAATGACACCTTCGCGATTGCGAACTGAGGCGATATATTTTGTATGCTCATCCCGGGCTTGATTGACAGTGACCACACTAGCCCAGTCGATAACATGCTCGGCCGGGACGGCAGGACGTTCACCTGCCGCTTCGCATACCAGCCGCTCCGGTGGAGTCGGCAGATGTTCCACAACCTTGTCGGGCCCGCAGCTACTCAGTAGCGAACAGGACATCGAAAGGGCTGCTACCAGTAGCAATCGCTTCATCTACTTTCTCCTTTTCAGCTTCAACTTCTGCAAAATGGTCTAGCTGCTGAGCCAGTGCTTCGGTGTCAGCTACACCTCCGGCCGCAGCTGATTCAGCAAGCAACTTTTCGTGAGCGATCTTCCACGCCATGTTCGTTTCGATTTTACCGGCGTCATAACGGCTGTCACCATAAGCGTCGAGCATAAAATAAAACGCGAGTAGAATTATTACCGGAATTCCGATATAGGCAAACAGCTTGGCGACCTTTTCGGTCAAACCAAACCCTGTCAGAAAAGAAATCATCCTGCGTCCTCCAATGTTGGTTCTTCGCTCGTTCCGCGTCTACGGCGTCGGCGTGTTCGTGTTTGATTAGGCGTCGGTGGTTCAACTGGCAGAGGGTTGTCGGGAATGTCTTCGCCAGAACCAAACGACACTTCTTTGTCCCCAACCTTGGCGCGGAAGTAATCAGCTCCGAATACAATCAGTCCCATGATAACAGCGAACCATGCAATCAGACCCGAGTTGAACCGCATTTGCTCTTGGATCAGATCAAAGTAGGCGCGGAAGGTGTCCCCCTTCTCCACAGCGCTCTTGGCCACATACGTCAATGCGACATTCTGGAAAGACAGGGTAATCATCCCGCCAAGCATCGCAAGTGAGAACAGCGCCTTGATCTGTCGCGACGACAGATTCACCAGCAGGCGAAACGCATTTGTGATTGCGCGGAATGGCGTCCCTAGCCACGTGAAGAAGGCGCTGACCTTGCTCATGCTTCGTTACTTGATATCGTGCCGCGCGGCAGCGTAGGAAGAAGCATTTGCCCACGCGGAACCAGCGGGGCTCCTGCCGGCCAACGGATTGCATCAACATCCACCTTTCGGATATCCATGATCGTGACAGCGTTACCTTGGTTCCCGCCAAGAGCTTTGTAGTAGATCTTGTCTTCGGTCTGGCCAACAATGAAAAAGACGTGGTTCCCGCCCTTGCGCGCCTTCACGCCGATAGCGCCAAGCTGCGCGGGGCACGCCGTTCCATACGTCTTGAAAGAAGAAGCGCGAGGAAACATCTTCGGATAGGTCAAACCTGCCTCGTTGAGGCACCATGCAACAAACCCTCCGCACCAAGGCGTCTCGTCGTCGTTGAACCAAGAGGCTCCGAGCCGCTGCCAGAAGCCAACGATCCACGGATTGTTCCGCGAGCCAGGGATCTCCCTCTCACCAAGCTTTGATCGCGCCGCAACAATCCAGGCAGGTTCAGGTGCCCCGCTGAGTGCCGGTGAAGAACGCGCTCGAGCGTCCCATTGGGAAGCCAGCTGATTGATTAGTGGCACATCTTCGCGCTTTAATTTACCGCCTGGCGCAATCGGGCGAAGAGCAACAGCAATATCATTGGCAGTAGTTGTCATAACATGCTCGCTATTTAGGGCGTGATAAATTACACTACCGATCAAGGATTAGCATGATAACGAGAACGTCCACAAGTGACTAAAGTTAATTTACACGGTATGGGCCGCTGTGGGCCGCTACAGCAGCGCAAAGCGCTAAGGGGTGGCTAGGGTGGCGAACCGCGTTGCAGCGCTACCAGCGGGGCGGCTGCGCGGCCTGTGCAACGCATCCCCGCGCCACCATTTGCTGCCGCTATTCGCCGCCGGCCTCGATCAGATAAAGAGCAGTTTTGGCGCGGGTGGCGGCAACGTAGCAGAGGTGAATTTCTTCTTGCTTCTGCCACTGCTGGCGGGCCCACTGCGCAGGGCACTCGGAACGGCCGAGCCACCACACGCGATCCGCTTCCAGCCCCTTCGACTTGTGGATAGTAGCGAGCTTGACAGCATTCGCTTTGTCCTTGAAGAGGTAGTCGATCCCCGCGTCAAGACCTTGCAGGTTCCGCCGGTCCTCTTTGAGCGCGTCAATGAGAAACAACAGCGAGCCAACCTTGTCCTGGATGGATTCAACCTTCTTCTCGTTGTCCTCTTTGAGGGCTTTGGCGACTTCGCGCTGCTGATAGGCTTCAAGCTTGACGCCGAGCTGGTCGATATCGCGGGCGTTCATCTTCTTGATAAGCGCTTTCAGACCCTGTCGGATATCGCGTCCCATAACCTGAGCGGGCACGTTGTAACGGATGCACTTGAACGCAAGGCTGATAAGCGGGGCTGTCTTACGGCATACGACCAAATCGTTCGGCTGGAAATCTTCCGGCGTCCAGTCATAACCCTTGTCCTCGACGATACCCTCAGGCGCACCGTCGCGCGCTTGAATGTGGTCAACCCATTGCTGGGCATACCTGACCACACTAGCAGAGCAGCGATAGCTGATGCTCAGCGGCAGGGTGACAGCGTTAAACTCCTTCCCGATAAGAGCGAGGGAGCGCGCGTCCGCACCGCGGAAGCCATAGATCGCTTGTGCAGGGTCGCCGACTGCTACCATGCGAGCACCGGGCCGCAGAATCATTCGGAGGATCTCACGCTGGATCATATTCGTGTCCTGCGCTTCGTCCACGAACACGAAGTCGAATGTGGGCAAGCGGAGGCGGTCGCGAACAGCGATGTAGAGCATATCGTCAAAGTCGACGCGACGTGTATCTGCGTTCGACCGCTCAAGCAGGATGCGAGCGATAGCGATACCGCGCATGATGTCAGCACCTTCGGTCTCGGGTGCGATATCATGGTGGTCGCAGATGTCGACCCAGGCTTGCAGGTTGTCCTCGGTCAGGAAGCCCATGCCAACCTGCTTCGCCAATCCGACAAGGCGCATTGCGAATGCGCCATAGGTGCGCTCTTCGGCGGGCGTCCAGGTTTGGATTGTCTGAGCGTTGACACCTTCGCCGATGGTGATCTCCGCGTCGAGTGCCATATTTTCCTTAAGAAGCTTCTTCAGCTTGTCCATTTCAAGAACAGCGTTGAGGTGCTTCAGGACCACACCGAAACAGAGTGAGTGGAAGGTGCGGGCATTGACACCCTTCTTCTTCAGCTCCTCTGCGATCGCTTTGTTGAACGCAAGAAAGATTGCAAGCCCACGGACCAGCTTCATCGCTTCAACGATTGTGGTGGACTTGCCCGATCCCGCAACAGCTTCAACGATGGCGTTACCTTGCCCGCTTTCAACGAACGCGAAAATTGAGGTTTGGAACGAGCTCCAGCGCGTGCTAGTGTCGCGCGGCTCGTCCTCAATGTTCCCGACCCCTTCAAAGGGCGTAACACCTGCGACGTTGACGTTAAGATTACCCATCTGACTGCTCCTTGTGCCTATGCAAAGGGTATGCCCCCACTGGCGCAGGAACGCAAGCTCTATTTGCTGACAATATAGAACTAATGCGGCATGTCGGTCACGCTGTTTGCGATCTCAACCTGATCGCGCTTCAGCTGGGCAATCATAGCACCCGAGTCGAGGATAATGTCGACGGTCGAATGCAGAGCGTCCCTATGCTGTTGCATCGCCTCTTCGTCACCGGCACTAGCCGCGACATTGAAGAGGGTCATGTGAGCTTCATAGGTGCGCGAGGCACGTTCGGCAGCGTTCGAGTGCTCGACCATCTTGTTTCCGATGTCACGCACCTTAACAACAGCGTCCTGATACTTCATAGCTTCCTCCGCTTGAAGCGCTCTTCCGCTCGGCGTTGCTGCCGGCTCGGTTGATAGCGCCAATAAGGTTCGATTGACGTGGCGAGGTGGGACGTATCGCGTTCGGTCTTATACGACAGGTCGTCCATGTTGTAATATGCGATGTCTTTTCGCTCCTCGCCATCAATCCGGACGCCGACCCGAATGTAGCAAGGATGAAAGTCGGGGCTCATCGGTTCGAGCGACAAGCGGCGGGGAGGCTTCTGCTCACCGCTAAGGTTTTCTGCGTCCACAATCTCATTCCCTGTTGCAGCGTTAATGACTCGCTCGCCCCGCGCCAGTGCAGTGGCAACGGCTTGCTTGATCAGTAGCGTCTTGCCACTCTGGCGCGGGCGCTGCTCCATTAGCTTATCAGCACCGGAGACGTTTCGAGGATAATGGCACGCCCCCGAGGGTCCTCCATCATTTTGACCTGAGCTACACGCTTCAGCGGGCCGTCGCTGCCCTCACGGACATAGATGTAGGTGTGAGGGGTTGCGCCGTGGGACACGACGCATTCCTTGATGTAGTCGACCAGTTGGCCCGCTTTGTCAATCATGTTCTATATTCCGTTCCATTTTGAAGTTTGCCAGTCACCCAAGCTTTGAACCATTGCTTGAATGTGGCTTCGTCGATTTCCATGACAGCTTGCACGCTCGACCAACCGCCGTTCGTGCCGGGCGCATGAAGGAACCCGTATGTCCGGATCCGCCAGGGCTTCCGATTCTGCTTGAAGATGAGCACTGGCAGCTCGTTGTTCTTCTCCGCAGACTTCTTGGTCTGCTCCCACCATGTATTGATGGCAAGCTGTTCCTGCCGCTTGACCTCGATTGCCATGCCGAACGTGTTCGTGAGGTCGCAACCGCCGACGGCAGTCTGATTCTGATTGCGCTGCACCATTGTTTTCGCTTTCTCGACCTCTTCGGGAGGAAAGCTGAGCGCGGCCATTACCTCGACAATAATATCGTTCAGCATCTTATATATTTGCCGCTCACCTTCGGCGCCCTTAGTGCGAGGATTAACTCCCATTTGGTTTCACCTTTATCTTTCCTGTGCCCTTACAGTTGCCACATTTGCGTTTAGCCATATGACCTTTTTCACCAGTGCGAGTTCGACCCCAATACCAACCTTTGCCTGAGCACGAGATACATTTCTTTAGCATTTAGGCTTTTTCCAAAATTCACTGTTCCATGCGCGTCGGATAACATAACTGCGTAGGATTGAAATAACTGTCATCCACCAGACAATAATAGCGTTATCTTCCCACGTCAACGGAATGTCGTTTAGCCAAACAATAATCATCTGCGCTGTAAACGCAATAACGAGACCGACACCGGTGTTAACCACAGCCTCCACAAAGCTCGCTGCTTTAGATTGAGTCATATTTGCATAGTGCTCTGGCCGGTTGCCTCCTGCTCCATAGCAGCGCGGGTCATGATTAGCACGCCGCGCAGCTCGATCAGGTTGTTGATGTCGTTTCCACGGCACCAGTCAATAAGGCGCCACGCTACGACGTTCACGGACTGGTCAACGCCCTTGAGCAGCGGCGTGAAGAAGTCGTCCTTCGGGATGTCAAGCAGACACCTGAACCCCTTCTTGGCAAGCATGATCTCACGGTCGAGATACCAGATGGACTTCCCTACCTCGATCAGTGGATCGTCCTTCTTGCCCAGGCGCCAGTTATACTTGAGCACCTGATAGCTGTTGGCGGTAAGACGCTCACCGATCTGGGCGCAAGCGGTCCCATCGTAGTGAGCAGGGTTGATAGGGTCGTTTACAGCGCCCATACAAGCACTCCTATGAATATGAGAAGGAATACGATCACGACAACAAGCCCGACGCCAGGATCGCCGTCAATTCCTGTCCGATTACAGCTTGTGCATTCATGCTCGTAGGTTTGGCCCCGCATGGTGTAGCGGATGCGAGTCGTCCCCTTGCAGTAGCGGCATGGAATTGACATTCGAAAACGAGGGTGCATTGGACGTCTCCGGTTATGCGAGCCTTTCGAGGCTGGCGATCAGTAAAGCTAGCGCGAGTTCACGCAGTTGTCCAGCGCGAGGGTCCTTGAGCCCCTCAAGAAGCTGTGCTTCGGAGAGCATCTTGTTGCGCACCCGATCGGCTTTAGTCATGCAGTCGTCCCTTCCCCCATAGCCCATCGCATAATCGCGCAAGGGCGGTTTCCTCGAATAGCTGACGAACGAGCCAGCGGGCACCTTGCTAGGCGCCCGCGGCTTCTTCGGCTTGCGAGCTTGCTTCGGCTTTCTAGCCATTGGCAATCAGCCAGAGTAGTGTGGTCAGCGCCGATCCCACCATCGCGGAGAGGAGCGAAGTATGAATCATCGCTTGGCGGTAGATACGCCACGACCAATAGATCTGATAGTGCAGGTCGCTGCCGGCGCCGAGGAAGCGCTGCCACTTGCTCCAGCCAGGATTGCCCGGACCGATCGCATCGGGCTTGTCTTCGAGGTTATCGAAGTGCCATTGCAGGAAGAGCTGATACTTGTGCTTCTCGCGCTCAAGGACCCAAGGCGCACCGTCGAGCCCGTTCAGCTGGAAGAACACACGGCAAGCGGCGCTAAGGTCTGCGACCTCTTCCCCTGCACGGCGGAGCAGGTTCGTTCCGTCCCAATGCTCGGGCTCACCGCCAGTCCCCATTATCTTTCCGCCGACCTGCACGACCTCGCCTGCTTCTTCGACCAGCTTGCTGAGGCCGGGCCAGACTCTACTGCCTAGATTGTATGGTGCGCTCATATTCCGTCTCCATGAAGTATTTCGAGTGGCTCAAGGGCCCATTGCAGAAGCCCCTGCTTGACTACAGCAGACGCGTCACCTTTGCGGTGCATCTGCGTTCGCGCATAGCGACCCCACCGCTGGCGATAGTGATTGTGTCGGTGAATCTGGTGCGCGTCCCTGCTATGGCGGCGCCCGCTGCTGAATCGGCAATACCAGTGGAACCAACCAAGAGGGTCTTCGGGGAAGATCCATCCGTTGCGCATCCAATCCTCGTAGGACTCACCTGCACGAGCCAGATAGAAGTTCTTGTTCTTGTCGAACGGCTCGGTATTGAGTAGCGCAAGCTTCACAATGCTCGGACGCATGTGCATATAGTCTTTGTCCGACGCATTGTGAAAGTAGTTCCGGCCGAACACTCCCCGCTCGAGCATTTCCTCGGGCGTGAGCATCGGCGCGAAGCCAGGAGCTGTGGTCAGCAACGTCATTCTCGGCGCAACACAGGGCCCATGTCGAACCCGTCCTTGGCGCCGAGTTCCTCGGTCAGTTCAGGGCTGAATACACCCAAGTTGATAACAGGATGAGAAGTGCCCATAATCCCAAGGCGCAGAGCGCCACCTCGTCGAAGCGCATCAATGTCCGCTTCAGTAGGCTTATAGAACGAATACTGAAAGTTCTGACCGCTTTGAAGGTCAACGTGGTCGACGACATACAGCACTCCGCATTCACCATCGAGTTCATTATCCCATCCCTTCGGAGCACCGAGCGGGCGGGAGCCGGGGACGACTAAGGTCTTCATCCGAGAACCTCCAGCGCGTCCCCGTCGATACGTTCAAGGGCGAAGCTGCGAGCAGCACCGCGCGAGGGGTCGTGGGCGCGGAGGAGCCACTGTGGCTCAGGATACCATTCGTTTGCTCCGTAGTCGAGCCCGCGGAAGATAACCTCTCGGGTTTCGCTTTCACCCTTGTGGTTGACGTAGTCGAAACGAATCTTCGTTCCGGGCAGGATTACTTTGAACATTTCTTTCTCCGGATAGCGCGCTTGACAGATATGTTGTCAACGCCTTTGCTTGTGACGCGGATACGCCCGCTCTGCCCCTGGCGGGAGAAGGCGACCCATTGAGCACCGTTGGCGAAATCGCGCTTAGCGACGAAGCCTGCAGCTAGGAGCGAATCGAGCGCTTGCTGAACGGGGACCCATTCATCTAAAATTATATTTGACACTGACTGCTCCTTGCCCATGCTACAGCGTAGCGGCCTAATTCTGATGTTGCAAGCGACCTGTTCGCGTCCGACTCGTATGCCAATGACCACACTTGCCCTTGTAGGCGTGCATCGGAGTGCCACGATTGGTCGCTTTGCGTGCGGAGCGCATAGCGTCTAGCTCGTTGGCAAAGATCACCTTGTGGTCAACAGTGCAGCGCAGCCGCAGATCAGGCTTGCCCCACCAGCCTTCGCGGTCGACAGGGATATAGGTCTTAGCTTTCACTGCGTTTCTCCGCAGCTAGCACACGGCTAAATGATTTGAACTTCGGTTTAACGAGCGTCTCCTTGTTGCCCGAGAAGCCAAGTTGAATCGGGTGCTGGAGAATACGGTCGAGGGCTTGAACAAGGGACTTCTCGGTGATGTGCTGCGGCACCTTGCACTCAACGACAGCTCGAATCGTTTTGAACTCCTGAACAGGAGTCTTCGGTAGATCGTGCGACCAGAAGACCTTTGCCGCCATTCGGTCAGCAAGCTTTCGGGCAAAGGTTAAAGCTTCCTGTTTCGTTTCCTCGAGGGGTTCGATAGTGCAATGCCACGAGTTGAATCCACCTACTTCGTGAACTACACTTGCGTCGCTTGGAGGATCGGATAACGAGTTTAAGACATGGACTCGATAGTCCTTGTAAGGATGCCTGTTCCGATCCCTGTCGCCCCTCGGACCTGTTTTATCAATCGGTTCGATAACGACAATCACTTGAGCCTCCTCTGGCCGGCCGCAGCACCCGTCTGCAGATTCAGTCCGATACCTTCGGCAATCTTGCGAGCGCCGGAGTTCGTATAATAGGTCCCACCGATGGGAGCGGAGTCGGGGTGACGTTCCTGATAGACCGCTGCGACACGGTCGAGCGTGATCAGCGCGTTCTTGCCAGATGCCGTAGTGGGCTCGGGCTTGTGCTCTGACGCTGCCAGTGCGTTCAACCTACTGCGAAGCGCATTGCCGATTCGGCGCGTGCATTGGTCCGCGTTCATGTGCCCGATCACGTCGCCCCACCTGTCAACGAGCATAAAGCCGGGCGTTCCGACCGCTTCGCGACCAAGCCGACGCACAGTCTTGACAAGGTAGGCGTGCATCTCCTTGGCGGTGATGCGTGCGGACTCCCGCCCGACAAGGTCCATGGACCACTTCTTACCGTCCGAGGTATAGCAGCGGCACGCCTTACATCCGAAGTATTTGGCAACAGCGAAGACGAGCATTGTGTCCCAGTCCGGAGAGGCCTTCGTGCTGCCCTTCTCGTAGTAGCGCTCACCGTCGACAGGGTCGTCCCGTTCGAGGTCTTCGACGTTCAGCTGGTGCTTTTCGAGGAGTTCGTGCGCTTTGGCGAAGAATACCTCGGCTTCGTGCTGGCTGTCGGTTGATGCGGCCTTTGCCAGTAGGGCTTTGATCTTTTCAATGATGGTCATGTGACTGCTCCTTAACTTGCAAGCTTACAATAGCAGTTCCACGGACCCATGCAAGTGAAAAGTTCGTGTCAATTTACACGGTTGCCCGGCTGGATCTCGGGCACAAATCGAATTTTCAGCCCTGATCGGTAGGTTACGTGAATCCCATCCTTGAGCGCCATGATGCCAACGACGGCATCACTCCGATCCTCGCCCCAATGAGCTCGAAATAGCTGTTGCGTCTGAGGCTCGATCGGTGGCCCAGTGACCTTTTTCGTCGTGTTCATGGCTTGCAGACTCCCGGATACATGGCTGCGATGTCATCTGCCGCCTTTTGCAGTGACTTCTTCGAGCTCGTGTAGGTGAGGCCGGTGATATTTCCGGCAGTTCGAGCCATGTTCTTGGCGGTATAGGCGCGATTCGCCTTCATTCCCGTCTGGACCCATAGCAAAATCGCTCGGCGCAGCACAATCGCCTGATAATCGGGCACTTGGTCGCCTGTGAACACTGTAGCCATTACTTCCTCCGATGAGGCAAGAGGGAACCATCGGGGTGATGGTGAGCGCCGGGCAGCGTGCCCTTGACGAAAGTGAAGGCTTCCCACACTTCCTTCGGGACAGCCCACCCCTTAATCGTGTTGACGCCCCTCTTCCACCAGAACCATCGGCGGTGAGCGCCATCGATCAGGATATGCGTCCCGCCAGGCCACAGGCCCACGATGACAGGTTCCGACGCTTCGAGCAGGGTCATGCTGTCCATGCGCGGCTGCTCGAGACCGTGCCGCTCAATGAGCTGCTCCTCGGTCTCGTCGCCAGGGAAAGTGAGGTTGATCACCTTGTCCTTCGCATTGGCGAGCAGCCACTGGCGCAACTGGCCGCTGAAAATTGTGACCTCTTCGTCCCCGTCGTTCGGCGTGAACGTATATGTCTCTTCGCGGACCGTCATGGTAATGAGCTCCAGCGCCATCAGTAGTTCTCCGACAGGTAGGTGATCGCCGCGTTATGGCCGAGACCATACTGGTCGGGCAACGACGCGAACTCGTGCGGCTGGTGAGTGAGCGGGCGACCCGCTTCACGGTCGGTTGCGTTCTGCTCCTGCATCGACGCAAGGTGCGCTTGCATACAGGCAGCTTGAGTAATCAGGAACGCGGCTCGTGCGTGCTGGTCCATTAGCTGATCCTCCAGACCATAAGGATCGGACCATCGCGCAGCGTGCGCCAACGGCGTCCGGCCGCATTGTTCTTGTTCAGGCTGTAGATGCGCGACCGCAAGCGCTTCATCTCCTTGTCCGTGAGCTCATACTCGCCGGCTCGGGCAAGCGGGATACGGTGAATGTCGGACTCGCTCGGAAGCCCGCGCTGCACCTTCGTATGAGGGAGCTTGCTCACATCGGGCAGACGGACCACGTTACCCATTGACCATCTCCATCATAATGCCGTGCGAAATCGGCTGCACCGAGGCAAACCGAGTCCCGAACGACGTGCTCCGGCTGACGGTCATTGCGGCGAGTCCCTTTATGCGTGCGCCGCGCTCCGTCGGCACCGAGCTGCACCCGTCCTCCTTGTTGTGGTCACCCACGAACTTCCGGGCGCGATCTGCACCCTCCTCGAACGAGCCCACAATGCAGACCTCGTCGTGGTGTTTGGTCTTCTGTCGGTATAAGAACATTGACTGCCTCCTTGCAATACCCGAACAACGGGCGTTGCTATTGTATTGCACACGCCCGCCTGATTTACAAGGGGCCTTTTACAGGTCGCCCGATTTCACGGTTTTCGGGGAGGGAGGCCGGTGATGACCACAGTCCAAGCTCACGACTGCCGTCAGTGTCCGTGCGGACCCTATGCAGGTTGGCAGCGTGGTGGATTAACTCGAGCGGAGTAATAGGTGCCCACTCCGCGTCTGGCTCATCGTCAACGAAGCTAAGACCCATGTAGCTCCAGGAAACTTGCATATAGAACGATCCTTTACTTAGATGCACGCTATAGCATAGCAGCGGCACACACTGGAGCACAAGCGGAACTGTTAGATGAAACTACTGTCTCGGGAGGGCCTACAGTATGAGCAACAGACGTTGTAGAGGAAAAACATACGCCAGCTGGATCACCTCGGGATGCCGGGCTCCGAGGCCCGAGAATTGACATCCTAGCCCGAGGGCTCGGTCTTCGTCATGAAGGTGAGTGAGTCGTCCTGATCGCGCCCCAGCGGGCCTTGTATCGGCCTACAGCTAGTCATGAAAAGGGGCGCCCGAAGGCACCCCTCTTGATGGTGTAGGCTGTGGAGGTGGAGCTCAGCGACCCCTGTCCTCCACGTGGCGGATCCGCTCCACAGGCTTGCCCGTCGCCTCAGCAATCTCGAAGCGAGCCGTCAGGTTGAAGGCAGCGTAGAGAGCCTGATACTGGCGGAGCTCGTCCACCATGCGGTGAGCCCGTTCGTAGTCCTCTGACTCAACAGCGCTGGCGATCCAATTCTTGAGCGCCTGGGAATGGCTGTCAACAACCTTGTGGACATTCCGAGCCTGTTCCTCCGACATGGTGAACTGGAAGTCAAATCCTGATAGCTTGATGGGGTCGGTCATGATGTGGTTCCTCAATTGTGTTGGCGGATAGCGTCAAAGCGAGCCATCCAGTTGCTGATTCGAGCATTCGAAATGAGCTGCTGGCGTTCCGCGTTGCGGCGCACCTGCTGGCGCTGATCGGCCCAAGAGGTAAGCGCCGCAGAAACTCGTTGCCGGCGTTCCAGGGTGATTCGCTCGTCAAGAAGAACGGCAATAGGTTGATTGGTCATGATCACTACTCCTTAGAAAAGTGAGGGGAGCCGGGTGGCTCCCCTCGGGTTGGCGGTTACTCCGCTTCGGCAGGCGCAGCGGCCTTCTTCTGGCGTCCGGTGATCCCGTTAAACTTCCGCCACTGATAGAATTCGATGCTGGCGTTGTTCGGGTTCCATCCATTTTCCTCGGCAAGCATCTTTACGAACTGGGCATCGGGGATCTCACCCTCGTTCTCGCGATACTCGTCCAGGGCGTCCCACACTGCGCGGCAGCGACCACCCGCGGACGGGCGCTTGATACCATTCTGCTCCGGACGATTCTTCTCGATCTTCAGGCCGACCGCCACCTGAGTGGGCTTCGTGCTGACCGGCAGCGGCTTGCTGGCGGTGCTACCAGCGGGAGCGGTTGCTTCAGCGAGCATCGTCTCCAGCGTGGCGAGGTTGGCCTTCTTCGGAGCTTCGACATTGAGGTCCGAAAGGGCGGCACGGATTTCATTCTTGGTCATGTTGACTTCCTTCTTGCTTGCATCCGGTCTAGCAGGTTGCTGCCGGTTCCCCATTATACTCGCGGAACTATTAACAGCACATTAATAGCAGACCCATTCTTTTGCCAGCCGGCGCCAGCCGACCTATCAGGACGAAAGCGCCAGTTCCGTTACGCGGGTAATATCGCACCGGCGGGCGCCCGCATAGGTCCGCAGACCTTAACATACCATTAACAGCCCGCACGATTTCCAGACTTATTTTGCCTCAGGGCGAATGGGTCCGTTAAGTCATTGAATTAAAAGGGAAATCGCAATCAGGAGGGCTTCGCCACTAGGGGTCGGAAAATGCGGATCAGGGCTGTAGCCCGGCTTAAATCGGCCTACAGCCGGATGTCCCATCTTGGCGACGTATTCTTCTCAGGACAGGTCGGCTCGCTCGAGCTCATGGGCATAGGTCTGTGATCGACAAGCGATTTGTGCGACCGAAGCGCACTTTAGGCGTAACGGCCGCAATCTTGCAACAGGGGCCGGCCGGTGCTATACTGTGTTATGGATGCGACACCTACCTCGATGCGCCACAGGGGCGTCATGACGATACCGGTCGCATCATGGCGACTCGCTCGATTCATGGTTAACGCGGCGTTAATCATATCTGTTAAGGTTAACTCTCTCGAGCAAAAAATTAACCCGATTCGGTGAAATCGGTCGAGGCCGCCCACCTACTATTTTTTGAATCCCCCACCTACTATTTTTTGAACCGACTTGGTGCAGGCGGGACCCATCGAAAAGTGGGCCCGCCGGGGGTATGGCGGGCCCATAGGTGCAAGCGGGCAGTCAACCCCTCTTGGCGCCACCGCATTGAGCTTAATGGCGCCTCACGGAGCGAAGGAGATACCCCGAGCGTCTGCAACTTATTGACGCATCCACCTGTCCATCCGGTGGATAGGCGCCCTGCCGATGGACAGCAGAGACGCCCACTGATGACCACATGCCTACCGTGCCAAGCGCCTGTCAGCTGTGGCTTCAGCATTTGCCATTCGACTTACGTCTAGCGGCTGTTCAGTTCATTCTTCGCCACCAATGGATTATCTGGTCAGGTCCCGCACTGGCACGGCTGTCTGATCCCACCCGATAGCGTCATACGAACTTGTAACCCCCTGCAGAGGTGTCCCCATCAACTACCGGATTAACCAGCTTGCCCTTACAATAGGGAGCGCTTTCGGATGTTGCAAGCACTTTCTTACGATAGAATAAATCGTGCCAATTATCTGCCAATTTTCTCTAGACATATAGAACTCAGATATCATCCGAGGGAGGGGCGAACTGTATTAGGGGAGGGACCCTAACACAATACTGTCCGGGGCCCTGAAAACAGTATTTAGGTCGACTTACTACACATCTATACAGTGAAAATAACACCTCCTTTACCCTATAGGGTATAGAAACAAAGAAACATAGATACCATTATAGTGAAAGTGGCACAATTTTGTGCCATCGGGGGGAGGACCCGAGAGCCACTTGTGCTGGTGCCAAGGGGTTTAGCGTTTTCGTGTTTTGCGTTTCACAGCATTACTGTATAGGGGGCCTCCCCTTAGCACAGTATTGTTCGCCCTCCCCCTACAGTATTGCCTGTTTCTGCTACATCGGACACTTCTATTGCCAATTTTCAATCACATAGCAGGTTTCACTTACCTATACGGGAGGGGCACAAGCCTGTTGCGATACGAGCGCCAACCCGCTACACTGCAACACGACCAGTGTGGTCACGCAGGGAGTCAAGCAATGCTATCATCTGATTCAAGGTGTTCAGCTAGAGTTAAGTATAAAAACTCATTTGGTGGGCATAACCAATGTTTGAACAAAGCCCAGCCCGGAAAAGACTTATGTGCAGTTCACTTGGCACGAAAGATTGCAATGGCTCGAAGGAAGGAGAAAAGTAATGGATTGGCTTGTGGTTGGCCCGATGCTGTTTATTGGAATAGCGGCGGCTGCGTTGCTCAGTGAACGCATCCTGCACTGGATGTTCTTCAAGAAGCCGGATTCAAACTTGTGGATGGGTCCGGATGGTGTGCTTCTTGATAAAACAGAACAGTGCTCGGAATGCTGGTGCCCGTGGAAGTGCGTCAATCCGACGCTATGTCCGCGCTCAGATATGTATGCGCCGGCGGGCATAGCTGGTGCGCTCGAGAGAAGGCACCGCAATGACCACACTTGAGCAGATGATCCAGCGGTCCGTGCCTGTCGCGCCAATGGCAAGCCCGAACACTACCTCGCCGGCGTCAACGTAGCGGAGGCCCACGCTGCGGCTGAGCAGTTGGAGGCCATGCGTGCTACGATGCAGACGTTCGTCGACAGGATGGGGCAAAGGCGAGGTCCGCAGTCGGCGCACCTATGCGCAGTTCAAGGAGTTGCTGAAATGAGCACGATTCTGGATATATATCTTGAGCAGCGCGGACGGATGGTGCAAGCATATATCATGCCAACCTTCGTTAGCTTCAACTATGAGGGGTATTCGCAGGCGCTGGAAGCTATGCTCAAGGACGGTGCAGAGCTCAATCAGGAGGTCCGAACCTATTGCGGGTTGCCTTACTTCCTAAAGCGCGATCAGGAAGAGCTTATCAAGCTGGGCTCGTCGTGCGAAAGCCCTCCACTACCTAAGCTGGTGGAGGTCAACGACAACAGGTGGCACCTGCCTAGCGTCAACGAAGGGTTGCGTCTGGCGCGCTTGTGCAATGGCCACGCAACGCCGCACGACATCGCGGAGGGGAAGAAGAACGTTAGCCCGACCGACGATGCTTATATGCGCGCTTGCCGTGCCCTCAACTGGCGCAACGCTGAGCTCCGGTTCTATGGGCTCGAGCCTATTGCGCTGCCCGACGATGCTCCACACTACCCTCCGGACGACTTTGACTTCGGAGCTGCGCATGACGGACGATAAGATACGCCCGCTGCGGCAGGGTATCGTTGGCTCACCTGACAAGCAACAGTTTCTAGATGCGGTCGCTACTGCATACGACAAGCTGACGGGTGGGCCCGGTCCACCTGTTGCACTGGTCTTTGCCTTCGTCGCTGAGACAGGGGAGGCCAATCCTAGCTACATCACACTCTCGAAGGTGGACGACCGAAACCTGCTCTACCTTGCCCGCGCTGTAATGGCGCTCAACTCCGACTATCACGTATGGGACAGGGATGCCAATGATACAAATAGTTGAGAACCCTCGTCTCGGGAGACTGAAAGACCGTCTGCTTCAACGCGACGTAACGGTTGAGGAGGTGTGGGAATACATTACCATTCAGCATCAACCTCACGCTGGGCAGACGCCTCAGAGCCCTGCAAGCTTCGTGACGCAAGAGGACCTTGTCCACTTCTGGTCGCTTCACGACTGGTGGGAACCTGTCAAAGATAAGCCTACGAACGCACCTACGCCTCTGATTAGTCAGTTCTGCTGGTATGTGAACACACCTTCGAACACTACGCCAGTCACGTTTATGGACGCTATGATGCAGTTCTATAACCGTGCGCTGGCATGGTGCGAAGCTAACGAGCTTGACCCTATCAATCCCGGTGAAACAGCAGCGCAGCGCAAGCGCAGATTGAATCGTGAGCGGATGGCTAAAGTGCGCGAGCATCGTGCTACGCCTAAGAAGGCGCTGGAAGGAGATTCTGAACTAGCTGCGCAGGTGAAGGCGCTGGAGGACCAGTGCTCGGATCTTAAGGTCGAAGCCAAGCTGGCTGAGGAATGGGCTAAGGGTGAAGTGCTTCGGCACCAAGAAGCCATGATAGAGGCAGCAGCCAAGCGAAAAGAAATCGCAGCTGACTTCAAGACACGCATCGAAAAGTTGCGCACAGAAATTCGCACTTTGATTGCAAAACAGTAGTTGCGATTTTTATGCCAGCCGCTTATGCTGTGCGTGATACGGCCAGCCCCTCTTTCACCGCCGCGATGGTGATACGGGCTGGTCTTCTTGACAAGGGATGGGGCGGTCGTGTCGTTGCAGCAAGCTTTTGACGAAACCTACATTAGTTCCACAGAAATATGCCAGCGACTAGACGTTAACCGAAGCACCATCTTTAACGGTGCCCGCGCCGGCAAGCTTCCTGAAGCTATCGTAATCCGGCGTGCCGACGGTGGCACGCATATCCTCTTATGGCTGCGAGCCGAAGCTGAACCCATGATGGAAGAGTGGGCCAAAGCTATCGCATCGAGGAAAGGGTTGTGATTCGCGCTCAACGATGGGGCAACCTACCCGAGGAAATGAGAGAACGTCCACAGTGGGCCATCGCGGGTGCTAGCAAAGCGCCTATGACGGTCGGTCCGCAGGGTGGGCTACGTCTTGTCAAGGTAACAGAACCTTCGTCCTGGATGACCTTCGAGGATGCGTGCGCTGTAGCGTGGTCAAACAGGGAAACAGTGACCACACACGTCACAGCGGAAGGCGTTACGGTTCGGCAGACAGGTTTGGACGTCGGGTATATCCTCAATCAAGGAGACCCGTTCACCTGCATTGACCTGGACGTCAAGGACGCGGAGACGACTCCCAACAATCCCGAGAAGTGGACCACAGCAGATGACTTCCAAAGGTATGTATCTATTGTCGAGCGCTTTGACTCCTACACGGAGCGCTCCAAGTCCGGCAAAGGGCTCCACATTTGGGTCCGCGGAAATATCGGTAGAGGTTTCCGCAGGGACGGCATCGAAATCTACTCGCAAGAGCGCTTCATCATCTCAACGGGCGACGTCTATGTCCCGAAGCCAGTAGCCGACCGGGAATACCTCCTAACGAATATGATCCACCAAATGCGCCCGCTACAGAAGCAGGTGGAGTTGGAGGAGCTACCCGAGGAGGCAGATGACTGGTATATCCTTCAGGTTGCAGTGAGCGCTGCGAACGGAGAGAAGTTCAGCAAGCTGTGGAAGGGGCTGTGGCGCGAAGAGGAATTCAACTTCCCCTCCCAATCCGAAGCAGACTTGGCGCTCATGTCCATGTTCACCTTCTACAGTGAATCGAACGAGCAGTGCCGCAGGTTGTTCCGCGAGTCGGGTCTAGGGAAGCGCGAGAAAGCTACCAAGAACGACGCCTACCTTAACAATACCCTCAAGACTATTCGCGAAAGGCAGGAGCGCGAGCGCAGCGTTGAGTTGAGCGGTATTCTGCAAGCTGCGGACAATATGCGTCAGCTTGCGCAGGAAGGCATTCAAGCGCTACAGGGCGGCGTGCCGCCGGCACAGCAGGTGGCAGGGGCTTTCGGTGCTGTTACCCCTCGCACGGTTTCTCCGCTACAGGTGCTCGGCACAGGCGAGCCTGTGGTGACTGCGCCGCCGCCAGAGGCTGCACTGGCACAAATGGCTCCCGTCACCGACTCAGCACGCCAAGCGGGTTCGGATGGGCTACCCTGGCCTCCAGGGTTCGTAGGCGCGCTGTCGCAGTTCATCTATAACAACAGCTTCCTTCCGATCAAGGAGGTCGCAGTCACAGCAGCGCTCGGCCTGATGGCAGGCATCACAGGCAAAGCATGGCACATTCCGAAGTCAGGTTTGAATCTGTATATCGTTCTTGTGGCTCGCAGCGCTATCGGCAAGGAGGCGCTGCACACCGGCATCTCAACTGTCGTCAGCTCGTGCATTCGTGAGTTTCCGCAGTTCGGCAACTTCGTGGACTTTACCGAGTATGCGTCCGGTCCTGCACTAATCAAGGCGTGCGCGCAGAATACGTCCTTTGTTAATGTGTCCGGTGAGTGGGGGCGCCGTATGAAGCGCATCGCCATGGAGGACGACCGTGAGGGTCCGATGACCACACTACGGACGCAAATGACGAACCTGTATCAAAAGTCAGCTCCTATGTCCATCGTTGGCGGTATCGGCTACAGTTCCACAGAGAACAACATCGAGGCGCTCCAGTCCGTTGCCTACAGCATGGTCGGTGAGAGCACGCCGCAGACATTCTATGACAGCTTAACCGAGTCTATGATGGAAGACGGGTTCCTTTCGCGCTTCCTTGTCATTCAGTATGACGGGGACCGGCCTGAAGAGAACACGAACATGATTGAGTATCCCGACAGCGCTCTTACGCGCTACCTATGCGGGATGGCCTTTCAGGCGGATGCTAACATAGGGAACGGCACCGCTCAGCCAGTTGGACGCACAGAGGAAGCAGCTAAGACGCTATCGGCGTTCAGCTACAAGGCGGCGGACATGATTCGCGGCACTCAGGATGAGTCTCGACGCCAGATGTGGAACCGTGCGACATTGAAGGTCTTGCGTGTCGCAGCCATCCTAGCGGTGGGCGATAACTACATGCACCCGATCATTCAACAGCATCACGCAGACTGGGCCATCAAGCTCATTATGGCGGACATTGAGATTATGCGTAAGCGCATCAGCAGCGGTGACGTTGGGCTTAACGACCAGTCCCGTGAACGCAAGGCGGTTGCAGTCATTCAAGACTACCTCACCAAGCCCATTCCGAAGAGCTACAAGATTCCGGATGGTATGCGCGAAGCTGGCATCGTCCCGCGTCCATACCTCCAGCAGCGCACGGCTCGCGCATCAGCGTTCTACAAACATAAGTTCGGCGCCAACAAAGCGCTGGAAGAGACGCTGATGAACCTTGTCAACTCTGGATACATTATGGAGGTTAAGGGAGACAAGCTGGTCGATATGTTCAGCTATCACGGTAAGGCGTTCCGCGTGATTAAACTGCCTGACTACGAGGCAATGGCAACGGACCGCGATTAGAACTGCACGCTTGCGATACTGTGGCCATCGCTATACAGTAGGCCACTCAACTAGGAGACAAAGCATGGACGTAACGCATCCTCAGCTCGTGGCAGCGCTGGTCAAGAACCCGCGCAGCATTATCGAGACGCTATCCGACCACACTACCGACCTCTGGCACGGTGCGACGGGTGTCGCTGGTGAGGCGGGCGAGCTGCTCGAAGGTATCATGATTACGCAGGATTTCCGGGGCGACAACGTCTTCGAAGCCGGCAAGGAGAATTTGCTCGAGGAAAGCGGAGACCTATATTTCTACATCGAGCAACTCGTGCAGCGCACAGGCATTGAGCTCGACTGGGATGCGATTGCAACCTTCGCTCGCAATCAACATATCGGTCCCGACGTGATGGTGGGCTATGCTATCATTGTTGCGGTCCGCGGTTCGCAGGTGCTCGACACGGTCAAGAAGGCTGCTATCTACAATAAGGAGCTCGACGCCAAGCTTCTGACGGTGCAGTTGACCGAGCTCAGCAAGTTCCTGATGACGTTGGGCTATATGTTCGGTTTCGAACGGCAGGATGCGCTGCGGGCTAACATCGCCAAGCTGAGCAAGCGCTATGAGGGTCTGCAATACACCGACAAGGCTGCTCAGCTTCGTGCTGACAAAGAGCCTGAGCGTAGCTACTTTGGGAAGGAGCCGCCCGTCGGCACCCCTGTCAAGCAGCCGATTCCGACCTCAGGACTCGAGACCCCCGAGGAATAATTCGGAAGTGAACTTTTCGCTTGCATTGTGCGCCTGTGCGCCTATTATGGGTTGCACAATGCAAGCAAAGGAGCAGTCAAATGGTAGATATATCTGAAGAGGTAGCTGTTACGCCGCAGGACCTCGTAACGTGGTTCAAGAAGAAAGCTCAGCTCGCTAAGCTGAAGGGCGAAGAAGCAATGCTTCGCTCGCGCATCTTCAAGCACTACTTCCCGAACCCGACCGAGGGCTCGAAGGAAAACAAGGTTCCGTTGAACGACGGCACCGGCGCGATCCTCCAAGCGGATCACGTTATCAACCGCACGGTTGATGAGCAGCAGCTTGAGGGACTCAAGGAGGCAATGTTCGCCGAGGGTTCCAATCTGCCGCAACTGGACCTCACCAAGCTCATTCGGTGGAAGCCCGAGCTCAACAAGGCGGAGTATAACAAGCTCACTGCCGACGAGAAGCTGGTGTTCGATCGCTGCTTGATCATCAAGCCGGGTTCCCCGCAGATGGAGATCAAGATCCCCAAGACTCCGCAATGAGGGTCACAATCATTGCCGACGCGTCCCATTGCACGCAGTCAGGCGCTGCCGGATACGGCTGGTGGACTGCCTGCGAGCGTGGGAAGCGCGGTGGAGGTGGAGAGGTCAAAGAGAAGGTTGACAGCTCCAGTGCAGCGGAAATGATAGCAATCGTTAACGCGGTTCATATCTCAGTGAAGGGGGAATTAGTTCAGGAGGGGGATCACATCCTGCTCCAGACAGATTGCCAGGGGGCCATTGACGCGTTTATGTCGACGCGCAACCGCCTGACAAAGGACGAGAAGCGTGCTAAGAGTGCGTTCTTCGACCTCAAGAGGAAGGTGGGCTTTACGTTCACCTTCAAGCATGTCAAGGGGCACACGTCGCGTCCCGAAGCACGTTACGTCACAAACAACCTCTGTGATGCGCGTGCTAAAAAAGGAATGAGGTTGGCCCGCCAGCGTTTGGCGAACTCTAAGGAGTAGAAGTCATGAAGCATAAGCATATGTTCTCGCTGTTGGACAATTCGTTCACGACTGTCCACGTTACGTTCGACAACACGGTCGACGATCTGCCGCCCGGCCGCTACGATATGAAGGTCGAAAGCATCGACTACCCAGGCGTAGCATCGCGTGATCGCGCTCGCCAATCTGCACTGCATCGGCTGGATCGTGGGAGCCCCGAAGCCGAAGCAATGACCCTGCGGATGCGCTTTGCCAACGAAGATGCGCCTGGCCAGCGGTATATCTACAAAGTGCCGAAGACCTGGAACGTCGAAGCTGGCGATGCGCTGGTCGTGCTGAACACGAACAATCAGCTGCGGATCGTCACTGTGGTCAAGGTCGACACTGCGCCCGATATCGATCCTGACGCCGACTTCACCTATAAGTGGGCGGTCGGCAAAGTCGATCTGCACGAATACAACGATCTCGTCAACAAGGAGAAGCGTTTCAGCGACTCCATGCTCGAAATCGAACGGACGAAGCAGCGCGAGTCGCTGGTGAACTCGTTCCGCGATTCGCTGCCTGAGGGGTCCGAAGCGCGCAAGCTGTTCGAGCAGACGACCGCTTCGCTCAGCCCGCCGCCCCCGCCCCCGTCGGCGCCGGAAGGCGGAGCGCAAAGCTGATGGAAAACCATTCTGTCAAGTTCGTGCATAGCACGCCTGACGGGGACAAGCTGATCGCAGACATTGCCAGGGTGAGTAACCCTGGCAATCGCGACGCAGATGCTTCCCGCCTGATCCGTTACCTCATCACTCACAATCACTGGTCGCCTTTCCAGATGGCCAGTATGTGTCTCGAGGTGACCACAACCAGAGACGTCGGCCGGCAGGTGCTCAGGCATCTATCGGCGATCGGGTTCCAGGAGTTCAGTGGGCGTTATGCGGAGTATGAGATGCTCCTGCGGACGCGCCAGTGCCGCTTTCAGCATCCGACGAACCGCCAGCTGTCCCGTTTGCCGGAGACAGCTGAGGAGCACGCGATCGCAGCTGAGTGGGATGCCTATGTCAAGTCCAAAGCGGAGCAGGACGAGCGCGACTACAAGTTCTGGCTCGGTCGGGGTGTCGCCAAGGAAGTGGCTCGCACGGTGCTGCCGGAAGGGTTGGTCCCGACCGTGATGTATCTGCACTTCTCGGTTCGCACGTGGCTCCACTACATCAAGGAGCGAACTGCCGAAGGGGTTCAAGCTGAGCATCGGTTCATTGCTGAAGCATGTCGGGATGAGCTGGAAAATCACTTCCCTAACACATCGGAAGCGTTCTTCGGTGACTGACGTCATTGCGGATGAAATCTGGTATCGGGGCTACCGTATTGCCGTCCTTGCGCAAGACGGAGTCCCGGCATCAGTTATGGCGGACTTCCTCGACGACTTGTCGAACGGGGAGCTGTTCAGCGGAGTCGTAGCAAAGTGCGAGGAGTGCAATGCAGAAGCGGTCATTCTTCATCTGCACGACTGCAAGTCTTACCAGCCGGAGAAGGAAGTCTGCAACAAAGCGGAGGCCTATGAAGCGGCAGCGGATGACATCCTCATGGATACGAAACCGTTCACCAAGGCCGGTCTTATTCGGCGTGCAGATCTTGAGCGGGTCTGTAAGGAATTGAAGGAAGAGACTCCATGAAACCTATGCTAGCGAGCGACTATGTCGAAGCGAAGCTCAAGTTCCCTGTGATGGCGCAGCCGAAGATCGACGGCGTCCGTGCGCTGCACACGACAGGGGCCTTCACTGGACGCAGCTTGAAGAAATTCAAGAACGTCCATACGACACAATTCTTTGGGCACAGTTCCTTGGCGGGGCTGGACGGTGAGCTAGCAGGTGAGCGGGAGAACCATCCCGACCTCTGCCGCATCACGAGCAGCTTGGTAGGGACGATCAAGGGGATGCCGTGGCTACTGTGGTGGCTGTTCGACTACGTCACCCCTGAAACGAAGGACAAGCCCTACCTTCACCGTTTCGACGAACTGCTCCCGCGGAGGTTCGAGGAGCTAAGGCTGGAGGTTCCGCACCTGTTTCCTCACCTGCGCCTGATGCCCTACAAGATCGTCGCCAACATGGACCAGCTTCTCGAATATGAGAACGAACTGCTCGTGCTCGGGTTCGAAGGTGTCATCCTACGGGGGCTCGGCGCCAAGCATAAGCAAGGGCGCAGCACGCCGACAGAGGGCGGGTTGCAGCGGATCAAGAGGTTCGTTGACTTCGAATTCCGCGTGCATACCATTATCGAAGGCGATGCTAATGAGAACGAAGCGCAGATCAACGAGCTCGGCCAGACGTTCCGTAGCAGCCACCAAGAGAACAAGGTGCCGAACGGGATGGTGGGCGCAATGCTCGGCACGGTGCTAGGTGTGGTCAAAGACCCCATTACTGGCGACGTGCTGTTTGAAGACGGGCAGGAGGTCCGCGTTGGCGCAGGGTGCCTCAACCATGATCAGCGTCGGCATTATTTCCAGAACCAAGCCGAATTTATGGAGCTCATTTATAAAGCAAAGTTCTTTCCAAAGGGGATCAAGGACAAACCGCGATTCCCGACCTGGCAAAGCTTTCGTGATGCGAGTGACATTTCTTAGTGTTTAATCTTGCTTCTCGCAGCAAAGGCCGCTAGGCTATGCAACCGCAATTGACAAGGAGATCGGGGTGGCGCTTAACTTCACAACTGCACAGGACGCGTCCAGTATGTCTGGCGTGAAGGTGCTCGTCTATGGGGATGCGGGCGTCGGCAAGACGGTCCTGATGGCCACAGCGCCAAATCCCCTGCTCATCAGTGCCGAGTCCGGTGCGCTGTCCCTTCGGCAGCAGAACCTCGAGCGACTCTACGGTGCCGGCAATCCTCACATCTGCTATAACATGCCGATGATTGAGATCCGCACCGTCGAAGACCTCACGGACGCCTATAACTGGTGCGCTACCTCCCCGCAAGCGGGGCAGTTCCAGACTATCTGTTTGGATAGCATCAGCGAGATCGGCGAGGTCGTGCTCAACAATGCCAAGCGGCAGGTCAAGGACCCGCGCCAGGCATACGGTGAGCTTATCGAAAAGATGGAGTCGGTCGTGCGCTTGTTCCGCGACCTGCCGAATCGGAATGTTGTTATCAGCGCCAAGATGGAGCCGTCGAAGGATGAACTCACTGGCGTTGTGAAATATGGTCCGTCCATGCCGGGCGCTAAGCTTGCCAATAAGCTGCCATATTTCTTCGACGAAGTTTTTCGTCTTGGGATCGGTCAAACGCCCCAAAACGAGAAATATCGCTTTCTGCAAACTCAACCGGATTTGCAGTTCCAAGCGAAGGACAGGAGCGGGGCGCTGGCACCTGTCGAAACTCCAATCTTAAGCGCTGTTTTCGCGAAAATCCTCGGCGGTTGATCGCCGCCACAACGGAGTATAGAATACCATGGCACAACTGAACTTCGACGCCACTCAGGTCGAGCCGGATACCGGCTTCGATACTGTCCCCGCTGGCTGGTATAACGTCGCGATGGACGAGTCGGACCTCAAGCCGACGAAGGATGGTGCGGGCACCTACCTTCAGGCTCGGTTCAACATCCTCGACGGCCAGTATCGCGGTCGCAAGCTGTTCGCGCGTCTGAACATCCGCAACGCCAACGCCCAAGCGCAGGAGATCGCTCTCCGTCAGCTGTCGGCGATCGGCCACGCGGTCGGTGTCCTGCACATCCAGGACAGCCAGCAGCTTCACGGTCTGCCGTTGAAGGTGAAGGTGAAGATCCGCAAGGGTGATGACAACTACGAAGACCAGAACGACATCATCTCCTACAAGAACATCAACGAGCAGGTCGAAACCGTCGGTTCCGGCAATGCTGCCGGTGGCGTTCCGCAGCAGGGTTTCACTCCGCCGGCCCAGGGCTTCCAGCAGCAGCCTCAACAGGGCTTCCAACAGCCCAATCAGCAGCCGCAGCAGCAGTTCCAGCCTCAGCAGAACCCTCCGCAGCAGCAGACGCAACCGTTCCAGCAGCAACCTCAGCAGCAGCCGGACCAGTCGCAGCAGCCGCAGCAGCCGCAGCAGAATCCGGGCGGACAGCAGCCGTGGCAGAACCCTCCGCTGAACAATGCTCCGCCTCCGCAGCAGGACCAGAGCAATCCCTTCCAGGGTCAGCCTCCGCAGCAGAACCAGCAGCCGCAACAGCAGCCGCAGGGTGACGCTCAGCAGCAGCCGTGGAATGGTGGGGCAGCTCCGCAGGGTCAGCCGCAGGGTCAGGCACAGCAGCCGCAGGGTCAGCCCGACCCGAATGCTGCCGCCGCTGCTCAGGCCCAGGGAGCCAATCCGCCCTGGGCCAATCAGGGGCAGGCCGCTCAGTAAACGACACAGCCGGGCCTTCGGGTCCGGCTGCTAGTTGAGGGGTGGGACAGTTCACCATGGGCGGCACCCGCTGATCCACCTCTCTACCAGCAGCCGGAGATTTAAGTGGGACACCTAACGCACGCGATTAAGACCATGCGTCTGATCGATAGCATGATAGCAGCTGATCAGGGCGCAGCGTTCCGCGGGTGGCTAGGTCGTGTGTTACCACACATCGGCGACGCATATCGCAGCGAGGAAGAAAGCTTCCGGAGCCATATGGGCGCTTCGCTCATGGGTGAGGAATGCGCTCGTCGCATCTGGTATAATTTCAGGTGGACAACAAAGCCTAAGTTCGACGGTCGTTTGTTGCGCTTGTTCAACCGGGGGCACCTCGAGGAAGGGCGTGTCATAGCGCAACTTCTGATGATCGGTGCGCAGGTCTGGCAACAGGACGAGCACGGCAAGCAATTCCGTATCTCATGGGCTGAGGGGCACGCTGGCGGGTCAGGGGACGGGTTAGCGCTTGGCATTCCTGATATTCCGGAGCAGGTATGCTTACTTGAGTTCAAGACGCACAGCGAAAAGTATTTCATCGAAATGGCCGGGAAGCTGCCGGATTGGCGTAACTATGTCCTCGGGAAGGGTTCGTTCACCGGCAAAGGGGTGAAAGCGTGTAAGCCCGAGCACTATATTCAGATGCAACTTTACATGCGCAAGATGGGCTATCCCGTCGCGCTATACGTCGCAGTCTGCAAAAACACTGACGACCAGTATATGGAAATTATTACGCTTAACGCCGAGCTTGCGGATCAGTTCCTCGATCGGGGTGAGAAGCTGGTCTGGATGGACGTTCCTCCGCCAAAAATCAATCCGAGCCCAGGATTCTTCAAGTGCCGCTTCTGTGACGACAAGCCAGTCTGCCATCTGAATGCGGCTCCCGCTGTCAACTGCCGCACCTGTCAGTTCGTCAAGCCCATTGCGGACGCTAAGTGGTTCTGCAATCGGCATAACATGGAGCTGAGCAAAGAGAAGCAGCAAGTGGGGTGCCCGGACTGGCATAAGAACGAAGACATCTAATGATCTTTCAAGACCGCCCCTACCAGACCGAAGCGACCAATTCGATTTGGGATTACTTCCGCGCCGAGCAAGGCAATCCCCTTGTCGCGATGCCGACCGGCACGGGCAAGAGTGTGGTCATTGCTCGCTTCTTGCAGTCGGTATTCATCCCTTACCCGACGCAACGAATCATCCTACTTACGCACGTGAAGGAGCTTATCCAGCAGAACTACGAGAAGCTTATGATGCTTTGGCCGTTCTGCCCTGCTGGCATCTATAGTGCGGGACTAGGCGAGAAGAACGCTACTTGCCCGATCACCTTTGCCGGTATCCAGTCCGTCTGGAAAAAGTGGATGATCTTCGGGCACATTGACCTTGTGCTTATTGACGAAGCGCACCTGCTCAGTCCGAACGACCAGACAATGTATCGCGCGTTCCTTGCGGGACTGAAGTCGGTGAACCCCTACCTGAAGGTTGTCGGCTTCACTGCTACACCCTGGCGGCTCGGGCACGGTCACCTTACAGATTCATCCGAAGACAGCAAGGGGAACATCATCCCACCGTTGTTCACTGATGTCTGCTTTGACATTACAACGATGGATGCGTTCAATCGGCTGATTGCTGAAGGGTATCTGCTGCCCCTTGTGCCTAAGAAGACGAAGCTCGAGTTGAGCACCGACGGCTTGCATATCCGCGGCGGCGAGTTTATCGAAGGCGAGATGCAGCAGCTTTTCGATAAGGATGAGATCACCGAAGCTGCTCTGCGTGAAGCAATGCACATCGCAGCGGAGCAGAACAGAAAGCGTTGGCTCATCTTTGCATCGGGCGTGGACCATGCAGATCACATTGGTGAGATGCTTGACCAGTTCGGTGTCCCGACAGGGGTCGTTCATAGCAAGCGCGCAGGGCGGGACGAAACGATCGCTGCCTTTAAGCGCGGTGAGTTAACAGCCGTCGTGAATAATAACGTGCTGACCACAGGCTTCGACTATCCCGGCATCGACCTTATCATTGTTCTGCGTGCTACAGCGTCGTCCGTGCTATGGGTTCAGATGCTAGGGCGTGGCACCCGTCCTGATTATGCGCCGGGGTTCGATTTGAGCCAGATTGGCGGGAGGTTGGCTGCTATCGCAGCGAGCGATAAACAGAACTGCCTTGTTCTGGACTATGCGCGCAACACGTCCCGACTCGGGCCTGTCAATGACCCTGTGGTGCCGCGTCGCAAGGGTCAGGGCGGGGGAGAAGCTCCCGTCAAGGAATGCCCGAAGTGCGAATGCTTCGTTCATGCAAGCTTGCGCTTCTGCAATGGTATCCTTCCAAACGGTGCGCCATGCGATAACGAATTCACATTTGAAGTTAAGTTCAAAGCTGATGCTGCGAGCGACGATCTTATCAAAGGAGAGATGCCCGAGACGGCGGTATTCGCGGTCGATCATATTTCCATTGATGAGCACAGGAAGCTTGGCAAGCCGCCAAGTATGAAGGTGAGTTATTATTATGGATACAAATCGATCGCAGAATACGTGTGCCCCGAACACGCAGATTGGGC